ATTTCGCGGGATATCAGGTCAGTGGCGAGACCGCTGTAGTTCCCGCGATGGCGCCTTTTACGATCGCAGCACATGCACCTTATGGTGCTTTTGCCAGTGATGGCGGTGTCGCCTATGCGGACGGAAGCCCGCTTTTATCTGTAGGGCAAAATCCAAGCATAGGACAATATTCCGTCACCGCTGGGCTTTATACATTCGCGGCGGCGGATGCCGGTGCCAACGTCGCTCTGACCTATTGCTATATCCCTTATGATCTCGCGCTTGCTGCCAAGGAATGGGCCGCCGAGCGTTATGCTTATCATTCGCGCATTGGTCAGGCCTCAAAGTCTCTCGGCGGCCAGGAGACTGTCAGCTTCATTGTGAAAGATATCCCGGACTTTATCGCCCGTATCTTGCAGCCCTATTGCCGCGTGGTGATGCCGTGATTGATACGGACGCACTTCAACAAGCGATTGTCGCGCGCATTGCCGGTCTCACCCAACAATTGGAAGCAGGCGTCAAAGACAATTTATCCGGTGCCATCCTCAACGTGCGATCAGGCCGCTTATTGTCATCAATCGTCTCAGGTACGAATGATGATGGCACGGATGCGCAAGGATTCGTCTCAAGCGAAGGCGTGGCTTATGCGGCCATCCAAGAATATGGCGGCAAAACCGCGGCGCATGACATCATCGCGGTCAAGGCCAAAGCCTTGGCTTTCGCGGGTTCTGGAGGCCAGGTTTTCGCGAAATCGGTGCATCACCCTGGCTCCGTCATTCCAGCGCATGGTTATCTTAGCCGCGCGCTGGCTGACATGCAGGATGCGATCACAACGGATTTGAAACAATCCGTACTCGACGCGCTGACGCAAGATTAAACTCCGGAAACATTCATGCCGACGACTTCCCGTGAAGAGGCTCTGGAAGCGCTCGCCGCGCTTCTTGCGTCCGCCTATGATTGGACGACAGGGCCATCAAGGAGGCTGAAGCTCTGGACCGATGTGTCCATGGCCAACCGGCCAGCCTGCTTTATTTTCGAAGGCGGCTTTGAAACTTACGCTTGGAGTGAAGGCGCAATCGCTAAACGCATCATCGAAGCGAAGGTCTTTATCTATCTCAATGCGAAAGATCCAAATGTGATCGGCGCCTCTCTGTTGAATGATGTGATGGATGCGCTCGATGCCGCTTTCGCGCTTTCTGGCAATGATCTGCTTATCGGGCGTAATACGCTTGGCGGCCTTGTTTCGCAATGCCGTATCGACGGCAAACTGATGAAAGATCCCGGCGATCTCGATGGAGACGCATTGCTGATCCTGCCTATCAAACTGATCCTGCCTTAACAGGTTCCTCTCAGGAAGGAGATGTCCACTCATGTATAGTTTTGGCTCCGGCATATTGATCGGTACGCGCACCGATATCGCTGAGGCGACGCCGGTCAATTTCGGCCTCGTCCAGGAAGTGACCATCGAAGAAAGCGCGAGCGTCAAAGAGATCTATGGGCAATATCAATATCCGCTCGTCAGCGCGCGCGGTACGATCAAGACCACGGGCAAGGCAAAAGTCGCACGCATTTCAGGTCTTGCTTTCGCCAACCTGTTTTATGGTGTCACTCCGGCGGCTGGGCAGCTTGCAACCTCTTTCGCCGAAGCGGGGACCGTCCCATCGAACTCGCCTTATACGGTTAGTGTGGCGAACGCGGCGACATTCGCGGACGATGATGGTGTAGTTTACGCATCGACCGGGTTACCCTTGACGAAGGTTACATCTTCACCGGCGAGCGGCCAATATTCCGTGAGCGCTGGTGTCTACACATTTGCCTCCAGCGATGCGGGGAAGGCAGTACTGACGAGCTACACTTATACATTGACCGGCAGCGGACAAAAACTGACGATTACCAATCCGCTGCTTGGCACCAGCCCGACGTTTCAAGCTCTATTCTATACGACTTTCCAGGGCCAGGCCATTTCGTTGAAACTCAATAATTGCATTTCGAGCAAATTGAGTTTCCAGACGAAGCTGGAAGATTTCACCATGCCCGAATTCGATTTCTCATGCTTCGCGGATTCATCCGGCAATATCATGACCTGGTCCTTCGCGGAGGTATCTTGATATGCGGCCACAGCCGGAAATCATCCATCTCGGTGCGCATGAATGGTGTATTCGTCCGCTCACCCTGGCTCAAGTTCAAGCGATTGAACCGATTTTAATGGCGACGCAGGACGCGAAGGGCAAAGGCAATGTGGCCTCTGCCATGGCCATCGTCTCCATCGCGCTCTCGCGCGATCATGCACAGGCTGCCGAAAGCTTGAATGAGATCGAAGCGACGGCACCGGAGATCGCTAAAGCGATGACGAGCGTATTGCAGCTTGGCGGATTTATCGAAACGCGGGCCGGAGCATCAGACGCTTTGGGGGAATCCGGGGCGGGCGAGATCATAAGCACCGGTCCGTCCGCATAGACTTCGACTGCATTTATGCGCGGCTGATGACGGTCTGCGGCTTTACGCCCGCCGAGATTGACGAGATGACATTCTTCGATATTCAGGCCCTATTCGCCTATTGGCGCGAGTTCCCGCCCGCGCATGAAGTTTTGAAAATCGTTCATGGGCTCGCGCCCGCCTCTCAGATGACAAACGATGCCCGCGATCCAAGTGGGATCGGCGGCCTGATAGCCCGTTTTCCTAATGGCAAAGTGCGCACTTCGTAAAATTTGAAGGAGAGTGAAAGCCGATGGCTGACGATGTCACGATTACATTTACGGCTGATATTTCCGACTTGCAAAGCGGGATGCAGCAGGCGACCTCTGCGATCCAATCGGCCAGCAACACATTGCGGAGCGGCGCAGCTCAGGTTTCGTCGTCATTTGATTCCTTGGGGCAGGCATTCTCCAATAGCCTGACGCAAAGAGCCAATGCGGCGCGCGCCTCCGGCGATGAAGTGCTTGCGATTGCCCGGGTGAACGCGCGAGAGCAATATGATATTGCTTTGAATGGGATCAAGTCGCAAGAATCGGCGGTTAAAGAAGAGGCGCAGACCGCGCAAATCTCGCATGAGCAAGAGCTTGCTAGCTTGCTCGCTCTTGAGCGTCAGCGCGAGGATGTCGAAACCCGCTATCTGCTGGCTGTACGTGCCACCTATGAGCAAGGCACCAGCGCCTTCGCCGACGCCCAACGTAAGATCGAAGAACTCGCAAGCCAAAGCGCTTTACGCAGGCAAGAGGTCGAGCGGAGCGTCAATCGCGAGATTTATAATGATTATCGCCGGACTTATGAGCAAGCTGGCTCAGCGGTCTCGACTGCGATCATGGGTATGATCAAAGGTCACGAGACGTTCAGGCAAGCGGCGCAAAATGTCGCTTTGTCGATCCTGCAGAGTTTCATCCAGGCCCGGATTCGCATGGTCGCCGATTGGCTCGCCGGGCAGGCGGCGAAGGCCGCGGCCACGACGGCGTCAGAAACCGCGCAAACGGCCGCCACAACGACGGGCGTCGCGGCACGAACCAGCATCGAAGGGGCCGGAGCAGCGGCGTCGCAGACGGCAACTTTCAGCAGCATGATTTCGCAAATTCTCGCGTCGTCGAAAGAAGCTTTCGCAGGCATTTTTGGTTTTCTCTCGCCGCTCATGGGACCGGCCGCGGCGGGTCCGGCGGCGGCGGGCGAAGCGAGCGTCGCAGCTATGGCGAGTTTCGATGCGGGGTCATGGCAGTTGCCTTCCGATATGGTGGCGCAAGTTCACCGGGGTGAGATGATTGTGCCCGCCGCGCAGACGCCTTGGGCGCAGTCCCTCATGGCGAACGCCGCGGGCGCGGGAAGCGGCGGGGCAAGCGTCACCGTGCATCATGCGACACATTTCAATATTTCTGCGATGGATTCAGGTGATGTGAAGCGATGGATCAGAGGCAATGGCAAAGAGATCCTGCGGACGATCAATGAGGGCGTACGGATGGGCACGCATCTCGGTCTGAAGAAACTTCCTGTTTAGCGTATGAGTTTTATCAAGGGCGTCAATCTCCTGCCATCGACGGGAGAATTTGCCTATGACACCATCGCCTATCTTGGCCAGCGTGTCACCGAACCAAGTCTTCAACCGGTCAATCTTTATGCGTCCGGCGGCACCGGCGCGGTGACAGATTATACGATCGCGCTGGATAACCTTCAGGCGGAATACCCGGACTGCGAGACCGTCGCTCTCGTCATTGCATGGTTTGGCAATTCGACGGATATCTCGGCCTGTCAGATCTATCCATCGACAACCTATACAGGCGGCTCATTTCAAAAGGCAGCGGGTGGAAGCGATGTCTGGCGCTGTTCTGGCCTCACACAAGCATCAAGCGGGTTAATTCCGCTGCCGATGAATGGCGGCACTTTCGTCTACGGCGGTACACCATCTGATCAATCGGTCGTTCGTTGTATTCAGGATTTAAAGGCACGTGGACTGCGCGTGGTCTTTTATCCATTCATCTTGATGACAGCTTCCGGCTTTCCGTGGCGCGGCCGGATTACCTACTCGGGTACAGATGTTTCATCCGCGGCGGCGGCGGCCGTCGATACCTTCCTGGGCTCCGCGGCGATATCGCAATTTACGCGCGATACAGCGAATCTGACTGTGGCTTATTCTGGTTCGCTATCGGATTATACATTCCGCCGGATGATCCTGCATTATGCCAATCTTTGTGTGGTCGCGGGTGGCGTCGATCTTTTCCTGCTTGGATCAGAGTTTCGCGGTATGGAAACGATCCGTGGCCCGGCTTGGAGCAAAGCGGGAACGGTTGGCAGCGATGACAAGGTGACGTGGGATTATCCCTTCGTCAAGGGCATCATGCAGCTTTCCGACGATGTGCGCTCCATCTTCGATGATGCTGGCCTCAGCAAGGATTTAAGCGGGCTTCATAATCTCGTCTCCTATTCGGCCGATTGGTCGGATTGGATGGGCTTCCAGCATCCCGGCGAAAACGGACAATGGCCGCATCTCGACCAGCTTTACGCGCATAGCAATATCGATCTCGTTTGCTTCGACAATTATCTGCCGCTCTCCGATTGGACGACAGGCCAAGGCGGGCTCGACGTCATCAATTGGAGCGTGCCCGCGCCAAACCCAAGCGCATGGCCGCCTTCGATCAACACGATGAACGGGCTTGGTCTTTCAGGCGCACCTTCTCTTTATAGTTTGCCCTATCTCAAGGCGAATATCGAAGGCGGAGAGAAGTTCAACTGGTTCTACAATGATGGTAACAATAATGGGATTGGCTTCGATCCGAACGGCTCCGATGTGCGGGTCTCGCTGCCGGAGGGTGACCGGCTCTCGCAAAACCGGAGCCCTTATAATGCAAACCAGCAATTGCTCGCGAATAAGCAGCTGCGCTGGTGGTGGAACAATCCGCATCAAGCCGTCTATGACGATGGTGATGGACAAGGCTGGGCACCGCATGGGCCCTCGACGGAATGGGTCGCGCAATCGAAATCAATCACATTCGCCGAATATGGTGTGAGCGCGGCCGATCGCGGGACGAACCAGCCGAATGTTTTCTATGATCCAAAATCGACGGAAAGCTTCACGCCCTATTGGTCGGTCTGGGATCGAGAGTCTGGCGGCGGTTACAGGCCGCGCCAAGATGCGGAGATCCAGCTTCTCTATTTGCAAGCGGTTTACGAATATTGGGTAACGGATGGCAATAATGCGACCTCCAGCGCCGGACAGAAGATGATTGAACCGGCTTTCATGTCGGTGTGGAATTGGGATGCGCGGCCTTTTCCAACTTTCCCAGCCCTGACCACCGTTTGGGGGGATGCCGGCAATTGGCGTGCTGGACAATGGCTCGGCGGCAAAGGACCCTACATCACACCGCAAGTGCCAGATGAGCCGCCTGCGCCGCCTGACCTGCCGATGTTTCCAGTTCTTTCGGGGCAGGGCTGGTCCACTCACTACCGGCCGGCCTTCGCGACCGGCAATAGCGTGCATGTTTCCGGCCGTGAAAGCCGCGCTCTAAAAATGGTTCTCCCAGTTTGGGAGATAGAGCTCACATTCGATGTGCTGCGCATGGATACGCCTAACAAGGATTTGCAAGACATCATCGCCTTTTATGATGCGTTGCAGGGTACGAATGGACTCTTTTCCTTGCCGGTGCCGGCTTGCATGAATGCCGGGCTAGTCTTGACCTGCCGTTTCGCAGAGGATCAAGAGGACTTGGAAGAATTCATGAGCCGGCTTTTTACTTTGCAGTCGCTCAAGCTGCGATCGATCAAAGGCCAAGGAAGTCCGTCAGTCGTGATCATGCTGCTGGCTGGACTCAATCTTGATTGCGGTATCGCAAGTCAATCAGGCTCGGAGATTGATGATCTCGGTTTTGCTTCAGACTCACAGACGCTTTTCATTGATCTTGGATCGGCTTCTTTATGACAACACCGCCTTCCTTTCCGGCACTGCCAGGGCAGGGCTGGTCGGTTCATAAGCGTCCGACCTTTTCGACACGCGTCGCAAGCCATGTGTCGGGCCGGGAGGTCCGCAGTCCGCTCTACGCCGGCACGCTCTATGAATTTGAACTGACCTTCGATGGTTTGTCATCGGGCTCTTCTTATCCCGGCCTTACGAATGCGTCATTGCAGAGCCTGATGGGATTTTACCTGCAATGCCAAGGCCAATATGGCAGTTTTCTTTATACGGATCCTACAGATAATGCAGTGACAGCTCAGGTCATCAGCATCGGCGATGGATCGACGGAAAGTTTCATGTTTCAACGCACGCTTGGCGGGTTTTCCGAGCCTGTTTCCTGGGTGTCATCGGTGACAAATGTCTATTTGAACGGTATCGCGCAGACAAGCGGCTGGAGCCTGGTTCAACCGAATACACTGAGCTTCGCGGCTGCGCCCGTATCGAGTGCCATCATCACCGCAGATTTTTCTTATGCGTTTGTGTGCCGGTTCCTTGACGATCAAGAGGATTTCGAAAATTTCATGA